TTTAACTCCCGGGCTGAATCAGCAAGCCGCTTCTGCTCTTCCTTGGATAGCTTTTCTTTCTTCGATAGCTCTTCATAGGCGGACACAAGCCGGGTAGTTTCCTCGGCGCGGTCCCGGGCCTGTTGAGTAAGCTTCTCGTCACGTTCACGCATGTCCGATTCGGCATTCTTAACCTTGTTTATCACGCCGACCAAGGCGGTAAGCGCGACAATCCCCGCAGTAATCCCAAGGCCTACCGGGTTCATAACTATAGCCTTCATCGCTACGCCAAGCTTGATAAACGACTGTGTAACCAGGGTAATTGGGCCGACGGCGGCGGCAATCCCGAGCATGGCCAGAACCGCTTTTTTCGTTCCATCGCTCATCTCGGAAAACTGGTAGGCGATTTCTGACGTTTTATCCAGGATATCCTTAAAGGTAGGAACAAGGCTTTCCATCATCTTCGCAGCAGCGATATTCAGGTTATCTAAGGCCGTGGAGAGCTTTCCGGTCATGGTCTGTGTACCAATCTTGTCCATCATGCCATCGAATTTCCCGCCGGTAACCACAAGGCTCTTGAGTGCGGCGTCCACCTCAGTAAATCCGACCTTCCCCTGCTCCACGAGCTTCCGGATCTCGGACTTCCCCTTCCCCATCACATTGGCCAGGGCCTCGACAATCGGCACGCCGTTATTGATGAGCTGGTTAAGGTCCTGCATATTGGCCTTGCCAGCGGCTAACGTCTGCCCGTATGCCAGAGTAGCCCGGTGAAGCTTCTCCGCGTTACCCATAGAGATATCACCGAGCATGGTAATGGTCTGTTTAACGTCTTTTACCCCGACACCGTAGGCGATAAGCGATTGAGCAGCGCCAGTAACATCCGGGAGCTGGAGCGGGGTTTTTGCGGAAAGGGTAACAAGGTCCTGAAATAAAGCTTTACCCTTCTCGATACTCCCTAAGAGAGTCCCGAAGGCAAGCTGTTGGGCTTCTATAGATCCCGCGAATTTCAGGCCAGCGGCACCTGCGGCAAGCAATGGGAGCGTAACAAACTTACTAAGGCTCCCCCCAAGTTGGGATATTGAAGCCTGGAGCTTGAGTGCATCGTTTATACGCTTCGCTTCGGCGTCCGCTTTATCAGCAAGCCCTTTAAACTCAGACTTAATCTTCGCTACGTCAGAAATAAGTTGGTCATGCTTTATTGCCAGGCTTGCGTATAGGGTACCTAAATTGTTACCGGCCATTCATCCCCTTAGAAGAAATCATTATCATCTGCTATCAATGCGCCGAGTGCCGCCTTTGCCTTCTCATCTTTTTTCCGCTTTTCTTCTTCCTCTTTCTTTTTTTTCTCTTCCTCTTCCACTGCCTTTTGATGCTCTTCAAAGGCCATCGCGGAGGCCTCATCTATGAAGAAGACCTCCGGAGGCTTATCTAGGTAGTCAGAGGGGCTTTTTTTCCAATACTTTGCGGTAGAGGCAAGCCGGATAAGCGTCTCTTTTTTTTTAAGTCCTTATTGATACCCTTTACCTGGTAATCAAGAATTCCAGCATAGAAAGAAGGTTCAAAGTCGAAATCTTCTCCGGCTTTTTCCCGGATCTTCCCGAGTAAATCATCATACTTCGGGTTCACCATGGACTTAGAGGCTATCTCCCGGTACAGCTTTGCCCGCTCCTCCAGGAGTTTCGCAGCCTCTTCAGGCGTATATTCCTTTTTCTCACCGCTTGCGGCAATCACATCGGCCACAAGTGTATTCGGATAGCCGTCGGCCAGCAGCGTAATGAGATTAAGCTTTCTAAGCTGGAATTTCTTTTTCTCTCCAGCCCATGGAAGCGGCACCCAGTCGAAAGCCCCTTCCACCAGATTGTTTATATCTATCTTCCCCCCGCGACGGGTGAAAAACACTGCGGCGGCCACCAAGACCGCCGCGCAGACGAGCGCGGCGATTATCATGATTAGGAGACCTCCACGAGTGCGTACTGAACGTTCGTCAGCCGTCGTTTAAAGAGATACGGGAGCGTAGAAGCGTTGCTGTCCGTACCCACAGCAGAGAAGGCCTTCGCACCGAACGCCCCAGCAGTGGACTCACCACCACCAATAACACCGGTACAGTTGGGGTAGGCAACCATCTTCATGGCAGCCTGTCCGGTCTTCTGGCTGGTACCTTCGCCGAAGAGTTTTGCATAACTCTTTATGGCGAATATGGGAGCAGCGGCACCCAGGGCAGGCGGGAAGCTCCGTCCAGTCGTAGGATCGTAGTCGTAGCCAGCGATTATGACTTCCAGCTTCGGATTGTCTTCAGTATCCTCGAAGGATATCTTAACATCCTTAATAGTATCCGGCTCCTGGATGGTAGAGACTATGCCACGACCACCAGTAGCGGAAACGGATTCCCCGGTTTCCTGCTCAGGATCGAATTTCACCGAAGCCGCGTTCTTGGCATACACCCACTCGCACTCTATGTCGAGCAGTTTTGCCAGTCCTAGACTATCGGAAGCTGGAAGGATCTCAAAGTCTTCAAACTCCTGGACGCCATCTTTAGTGGACACAACCTTAAGGTAGCCGTCCTCCGTTTTGGAAGCCGTAACCGTATTGGTGACAAACCCAGCATCATTGATAGCCGCAAAAGCCTCATCCACCGTAACGGCGGTCTTCACCTCAGCTGACGCGAAGGAAACATCTTTCTCTTCGTAGGTCCCGTTAAGCCCGATTTTCAGCTTTGCTACATAGGACTCGCCTACAAGAGAAGATAGATCGAAGGGGCCAGCGCCACCGACGATCCCCCCAGCATGGTTCACAGTCGCACCATTCTTGTCCGTGTGTGACCAGTTGGCAGGCGACGGGAAACTAAGGTCCTTGTTTATCCTCGCCACTTTTACTAACTGAATCGAATATTGCAGTTCACCCATTAACCCTCCTTGGGCTGTTTATCTCGTCGGCACCCGAAAGCGCACGCTCCGGGTATTTGCCGCTAAGTCCTGATCATAAAAATCCGGCCCCGTCCGCACATACTCCATGTATATGCGGCGGCCATCCGAAAGCTCTATAGTTTTACCGTCGAGCGCCTCTTTTATCGCATCGACGTGTTCATCCACAGTCACAAAAGACCCTTTTGCGGTATACGGCCATATTTCAAACTGGTCGAATCGCCCGCCCTTCGCTTCCAGGTCGTTTTCCATTTTTAAAACGTAGTACGGTTTTCTCGTCTTACTCGTTGTACTGTACGGCTGATAAACAGTAATTCCATCTTCTTCAAAAAGCTGTTGTATCGCCGCTCTCATAGCCCTATCCCCATGCCCATGCAGGCAGCCGTCACATCGCGCAGAATCGTAGCCGCATTCTCTTCAATAGTCCGGAGGAGTATCGCGTACTTTCCGGAATGGGCCAGCTCCAGCCATTTTCCATAGTCAACGCCGTGGGCAAGGATAAGCAACGTCTGTATGGCGTCCTGCGTCGCAGATCCATTCAATGATTGCCGGGCGTGTCCGGTTCTATCCGTCCATACAGCATTCTCTTTCGCATAAGCTTCCAGCTCCGGCGCATTCTCCTGGGCAATGTCGTAAATAAGGCGAAGAAGCCGGTCGAGCCATTTATCCAGGTTTGCAATTACCGTATTAAGCCCTTGCATTACTCTTCCTCTTCAAGTGGATCTTCGATAACTTCATCGATTTCCTCTGCCCGTCCGGAAAGCTTGAATACGGCATCCGTATCACCCGGCGTCAATACCAACCGTTTTGGCTGGATAGAAAGAACTTTAAAGAACTTCCCATCATGCCCTTCAAACACATCGTCTTCCTGGATATCAGTATCATGGGTAGCGGTGACAATAACGTAATGAACAGGGATCTCCCCGCCCTCCACGATCTTCTTGTTTTCATTCGGTGAAACTTCGGTAATCCGGATAGTCACCGGGTCCATCTTCACCGGGTCCCCGTCCGGGATCAGCCCGCCAGCACCATCGTCTTCCCAAGCTTGCCTATACATGTTCGTCGTCAACGGATCAATGCTTATAAACGTCTGTATACCTTCCCGGAGAAGCCTGATTGTCGCGTTCATCGCACCCTACACCCGAAGGCAGTCGCCTTGACCGCCTTCTCTCTATACTGTTTGGCCATGTTGAAACAAAAGTCCGCCTGCTCTTTCGGCGTGTACCACTGCGTAGTCTCTTGGGCAGCACCCACAGACTTAACAGAGCCGATTTCCGCCTGAAATAAGCCCGCCTTTGCTTCCCATACGTCCGCTATAGCGTTATTTACGCTTGAGGCGTCAGCAATGAACTCGGAAATTTCAACGTCGGTAAACCTGGTATCAGCCTCAGTCCCCTCGGGGAGAATAGGCTCACCGGTTAACTTCCGGACCTTTGTTATCAACTCAGCCGTTACAGTCATGCCGCATCTCCCCCGTCAAATAAGGCGGCCAGGTCGTCATATTTCATCCGAGCGCCTTCGGTTTTATTCTTGATTAAACCCTGTTCAAGGGCCATCTCGATTAAAACAGACTTCGGTGTTTTTTCTGGTTCCACAACAGAAGGGATATCTCCCGGCTCTTCAGCGGGGATCTCCGCAATCTGAACAGGCGCCTCCCCCGGTGCCTTCTTCCCGGTGAAGAAGGGACAGGCATGTTCCGCATCGCGGCTTTTCTCTGTCCACGTTCTTTCACCAGCGGCGCATTTCCGCACAGGAAGATGGTTTGGAGGAAACGACGGATTCCAGGGGTAACTTATACAGTCAGCACATTTGGCCATCGTTTCGCTCCTTCACCGTTAGGTCAATGCAGGGATGTTCGCTTCATGGACGTAGTTCGCGGTATCCGCGATTACCCCACGCATGAATTCCCATACCCGCTCTTCAGCCGCGAGCCGCATAATATCCCCGGCCTGCACAAGGGCAGTCAGGTCTTCCTTTATCAGCTCAACAAAGCCCTCCTTGGGCTGGATGAGGTATACCTTATTGTCAGATGGTCCAGCATAGGTATAGACTTTCCCGGCTACCGTTATAGTCGCGCCGTCGTAGGCAATGATCTTCTGGATCTGAGAGAGCGGCGCATATTCACTACCCTTCTCCACTAGACGATTATTGATTACGTCGGCAATCCGGAACGCGGTCACAGAGTTAGCCAGGGCGATGGTAGGCCTGAGCGCCTGAGTGGTCACAGGATGTTTCCGCTCCATGGCGTCGATTATCGCCTTCCAAAGAGACCGGCGAACCAGTTCTCTCTCAGTCGCGTTTTCGGTGGCATCCGCAGCCGTGGTTTTAGTTTCAGTGTAAGTCCCGGCGATTATCGGCCCAAGGTAGATGTTATTCAGCATGGCGTTGAACGCATAGCCGAGCATCCTCTGAGCCTGAGCAACGCGGTACGCCTCATTGTAGGCAATCCAGTCCCGGGTGATCGCATAGCCAGTACCATAAGTAACGATCTCGGCAGTGCTCTTATCCCCGGTCTTGAAGTCTGCCAGGGGGACAGACTCCCCAGGAAGCAGATCCGCAAAAGCCATGGAAACCCCGGTGAATTCCTTTACATCAATATGACGGGTAAGGGTGGGATCATTTACTTCGCGGTAAATATCCTTATAAAGAAGGGGGTTTTCCGCAAGGCCCTTGGTCATATCAATTACGGACTTCTGTATAAAATCGTACAGATCCGCAGGGGTGTCCAACTCACCAAGGGGCTTATTATACCTGGTGGGGGCGCCGTTTCCGGTGAACTTCACCTTAACCCGGTGCATCTCCCCGCCAACCTGGAATTGCTTGACAACCTCTTTGCCGATCATTCCAGCGGCAAGGGCGTCTCTACTAATCAGTTCAGCCATTTATCCTCCTGTCCGTCTACCGACGGTCAGATTTACGATACCTCTACAGGTATCTTAGAATGCCCCGTTGACTCTATGTCTCCCAACATTGAGGCGGGGCTAAAATTACACGGTGTATACCGGCTTCACGTCGTTATCAGCGGTCTCCGTACAGGTGGACGCGCCAGTGGCAACGATCTTGAGGGTCCCAAGAAGAACCCAGGAATTCCCCGCACCGACGGCAGCCTGAATGACAGCATCGGTAGGCCGTACAGCATTAGCAGCGGCAGCAGTCCCGGCGACGGAGACGACGGTGATGGTACCTTCGACATTTTTCGCTACTATGGCGTACACGATCTCATCGGTAGTCCCAGCGGTGAGCGGGGATTCGGTCCCGTGGGCGACATCGAAGTCCGCAGCAACCGCGAAGTTTTTCAGCTTTCCGCCAACGACGACCGAGCCAGCGGATATATCCGCATTATAGTCAAACGTGCTTCCATCAGCATGAGTGGAGGGGGTAGTACCACCGTCAACCACCAAGCCTTCAACCACATGGTTCTTAAGGTAGGTCTCTACGTTCTCCAGAAGGATACTCGTAGTAGCCCGGAGGAACATGAACTCGATGTATCCAGCGGAGTCCTTTACCGCAGTGAGCTTGGCCACTTTCTCGTTCTGCCCGGCAGTCTCAGTGAGTACCTTAGCCGCAGCATCCCAGTAAAGAGCCTGTCCCTTCTCGTCGAAGTCCTGGTCGGCAATCTGGTTGGTCCTAAAAACCTTCCGATCACTAATATCTATAGTGATTTCTTTGGTTTCACCGGACCCTGTGGTCAGAGTCGCGGCGCCAACAGCGGAAAGATCCGCTACGCCAAGAAAACCATCGAGTAAGACAATTTCCTTGTCAACAATCGTGGTGCTCTGAGGGACCGTAACACGTATTTTTTCTACGTTTCTCCCAGTAACATAAGTCATTAAGCCTCCTTACACTTCTACCGTGGGAATTTCTTCAGCAGACGCGCCGGAGGGTACTTTGGGCTGTTGGACATATTTCTTTTCCACAGCGGCCTTCACCATCTCGTCGCCCATAATGCGGTCAATTTCCCCCGCAATCGCCTCTCTACTCATTCCGAGAGAGAAGCGTCCAAGCTTATCCACCCAGGAGGCCATCTCCCCGGCGGGCCTGCCATCCTTATCTAGGATACCCTTCTCCGTTTTTACCGTGGCAATCATCTCACCAAGAGCTTTTTCACCGGCGGCCTTCTCTTCACGAGCCTTCGCCTCTTTGCCGTAGGTTATAGCGGCAATGGGGTCCATTTCTCCGGCAGCGGCGACAATCTCTTGGAGCTTCGCCGAATCTGCCTTGTGCTTAGGATCTTCTAGCGCGATACCTAATTCCCCGGCGGCCTTCTGAGCAAGGCGCCCATCGGTATTCCGGGATTTCAGTTCGGCCAGGAGTTCATCGGTAGGCACTTTGTCCAATTCCATGATTTCCTCCTTGGAAATAGGTTCATACGTTACAACTCGG